ATTACGAGGCTCCGATGCCTTTCATCTTCGCGCTGCACGACGTGATGAGCCAAACCCTCATGGCGCACAAGGCGCACTCGATCCCCAAAGCGAAATTCAAGGTCAACGACATGTTGAGCTTCCTTGCGAACAACTGGCCGGACGCATTTGAGATGGATGCGAACAACAGGCCGATTCCAGGGACGTTCAACGGGAATATTTCATGGAAGGGAACTGAAATCCTTTTCATGGAGTCCGAAGAGGACGCAGAGTTCTTGGAGGCCAAGTCCGTGCTGGGTGATTCCAAGACGCTCATGGAATTCATCATCAACTGTATCGCCATCACGTCTGAGATTCCGCACGTCGTTCTCATGAATTCGATAACAGGGGTCAATGCGGACGTAGACGACATGTCGCCGTTCGTGAAAAAGATTCATCGCAAGCGTGAATTCTTCGGTGAGGATATTCAAGCCATCTGCAAGATGGTGCTTGCGATCAACCACATGGAGCCTACGAAGATTCCGCTGGCCTGGATCGATCTAACACCGGAGCTTGCGCTTACCAAGGCTCAGGCGTTGCAGCAGGACGTTATGAGCCTGGAAGTCCTCGCCACCAGAGAAGTGATTTCAGATCAAACTGTGCGTTCCACGCTCAGGTCGAGGATTCCAGCGATGAAATCCTCCACAGAGGAAGCCAGGGATGCCAAGAAGAACAAGCAGCTTCCGATGATGAGCGGTGGTTCGACCAGTCCGCAGGCATCCCAGGGCACAGACTCAGGGAAGAATGCCTGATGGCCAATCGGAAGATCAAGATGCGGAAGCGGTTTTCACGATCCCGGTTTGGCATGGGTGCTAGGGGCGCGATGAGTCCGAAGCAAAGGGCAGCGATCATCGGACGATCAAGGATCAGGAGGATGAAGGGAAGATGAAAACAAGCGCCAAGCGTTTCAAGCTGGGTGGGAGACTTCGCACCGTGAGAAAGGCGAAGCTCATGCCCGGTGTCAAGGAAGTTCACCCGCCTCGCTCCAATTGGAGGGCGCTATGAAGGGAGTCACGGTCAGCTTCGCCCACAAGTCGCTGGGCACTCACAAGAAGGTGAAAAACCTCGACGGCAAGAACAACAAGGTCGTCATCACCGGCCCGAAGGCAAGGAGGTAATAATGGTCAGAGTTCTGCGTGACCCGAACAAGAAGGGCGTCGGTGCCCCTCGCGGTACTGCGGCAGGCGTTTCCGCTGGCGTTACGCTGGGAAGCCGCGTTCCCAAGGACAAGGCATCGAAGTTTTCAGTTCGCCGCCTGATTGCCCGTGACCCGGCGAAGGGTGTCTCTGCCAACATCGGCACCAAGAACGACATCGGACTTTTCACGATCAACCCGGCGATCCCGAACACCAACGACGCTCCCAACCCGCGCATCCTCACGGCTCACACGAAAGTCGGCTACGAGGCCAAGGGCACGAAGCACGTCGTCAACCGTGGCCCGAACCGGAATCTCAAGCGGCTGAAGTAGCCATGTCTGAATTCATCACTGAGTTCATCGGCTCTGACGGCTTGGAGTGCGTCATCTCGGAGATGGCGAACGACCCCAACACGGGGGGAGTCCACATCCCCATCGACGCGAACAAGTTGGCCACGATCAAGTCCCGTGATGAAAACCCGCAGTTCGTCACTGTGGCAATCGAATCCGGCTGGTCGCGGTCAAAGCGTCACTGGCAACCGGCAATCCTGAAATCAATCGCGGCTCAGGTGAACGAGAAGAAGCCGGTCGGATACAAGGGCCACATGAAGCCCGAACAGGTCGCAACGAGCTTCCCTGAGCCGCAGACGGTGTGGCTTGGCGCGACCACGGTAACGCAGGGCGACAAGACCGTCCTGTGGGTGAAGGGCTACAACCTTCCAACCGCTCAGGTGAGAGGTTGGATTGAAAACGACGCTGTGAATTCAGTTTCGGTTTTCGGTCAGTCGAAGATGAAAGCGGTGAAGGGAGGCTATGAGGTAATCAACTTCGACCTCGAAAGCATCGACTGGTCGAGGAAGAACCAGAGCGGCATGAACGCAATGATCATGGCCGTCACTTCTGAAATGGAAACGGAAGGAGGAAATCGCGTGGAGCCTAAGGACATTACGGCTCTCAGCGAGGACGAGCTTCGCGCTCACGCTCCGCTGTTGGTCGCTGAAATCGAGCGGAAGGCAGTCAAGCCGCTCGATGAGCAGATCGGTGAGATGACCACCAAGGTTGGCGAGCTTCAGCCGGAAGTGGACATTCTCACCAAGGTCAAGGAGCTTCTTGGCCTGAGCGATGGTGAAAACGTGGTCGAGAAGGTCACGAATCTCCTGTCGCAGATCGAGGACGTTTCGGCGTCTGAAATCAAGGCGTACATCAAGGAGGCCATCGCCAAGAAGGTCAAGACGGAGCGCGGTCAGGCTCTCGTCGCACGGCTCGTCGGGGAGATGCACACGGAGTACGAGGGTGAAATCCTCGATGACACCCTCAAGGCGAAGATCGACACCGACCTCGACGCCAAGATCGAGGATGATGAAATCCTCAAGTCCATCATCGGTGAGATGGTTCCCTTCACGGACGAGGACAAGCCCAAGAGCGGAAATCAGGGCGGCTCCGCGCTGGGTGGGCGTAGTCGCAGTGGTGACGTTCGCAGCGCCGGTCAGGATGGCGTCGTGAAGGAAAACCAGTTCGTCACCGTCCGCAAGCGAACGCTGGCATAGAAAGGAGCGAAATTTCATGGCAGACATGGAGCCGGTGACTTTCCTCACCACTCCCCCGTATTCCTCCCCTGAGGGCGAGGGAGAGGGGCTGAAGATGGTGCCCATCGACGACGAACCGGAGTTGGTCACTGCGGAGCAGCAGGAGGCCGCAAAGGAAATCGCAGAGGGAGCAGCCGAAGTCGAGGCACAGGCGGCGAAGGAGCAAGCGGAGGCAGAAGAGGCAGCCGCAGCGGAAAGCACCAAGAGGGCTGGCGAGTGGGTGGCTGAAATCAACGCCGCGCAGAACCAGGAAGCGTTGGATGCTGTCTTGGAGCAGTACGCGGACTCCGGCAGTGAGTTCAAGACCGTCAACGATGCGGCTGATGCTCGTCAGGCCGCGCTCGACGCCCAAGAGAGCTAGGAAGGAGGAAACCTGATGGGCAGGAAGATCACAGACGGCCTTGCAGTCGATGTGACAGCCCCCGCTGGCATCTTCGACAAGGGCGAGCTTTACCGGATCGACGGCTGGACGGGAATCGCAATGATTTCCATTGCAGCCGCCGACACGGATCGTCAGCTTGCGCTGGAAGTCTCCAAGGCGTTCTGGCGGGTGAAGGTTCCCGTCGGCGTTGCCGCGACACGCGGTGATTACGTCGCGTGGACGACGGGCGCAGGCACGAAATCCGGCCCGACCGATCTGGCCACGCTCGCTGCTCCTGCCGCTGGTGGCGTTCCGGCCACGGCAGTGGGCAAGGTCGAGGGTGTCCGAAATTCAACCGGGTACGCGACGATTCGCGTTCTCGACGGCGTGTAGGGAAGGAGGAAATCTAATGACGCGAATCATCTCGTTCAACGAGTTGCTGTCCGAAAGGCGTGAAAACGGCTTTGAAGTCGAGGAAGCCGTCCTGAACATGCCCATCGGAGAAATGCTGACGACCTCTGACGGCTTGATGAATTTGGTCGAGAAGGTCAGGGTCGATGTGGCATTCGGTCAGGCAGAGGTTCCTCTGCTCTACGAGCCGGTCTACCGGCGCGTGAATGGCCCGTTCCCCGGTCGCACGGTGGACATCGGTGAAAACACGATCCAGGCGAACGTCGTGTTTTTCGAGAAGCTGGAAGGCGGCGAGGTTCAGTTCGGCACCATGGCACCCGGCGTTCCGGCGCAGGCTCGTCTGCGCACGTATGCCGCTGGTTTCGAGTGGACGGAGGACATGGAGGAATGGGACTCCACATGGAGTTTCGAGTTGGTAAACCAGGCGTTCGGTCGCGCCTACAACTATTTCCTCAATCACGCTCACCTGAGCGCGATCACGACCTACGCCTACACCGCTCCGAACCAGACCCCTGCCGACGCCACGGCAGCTACGACCACCGCTGAAAAGACGCTGCGCACGTTCCAGGCAGCGTACAAGGAGGGCGTCAACGCCACTCCGCAGCGGACGTGGAGTGTAATCCTTGCTTCGGAGTCGAACAGATTTCAGATCGAGGAAGCTCTGCTTCAGCCGATCCGCGACACGCAGGGAAATTCACTCCCGCGTGTGCCGGTGGACACCATCATCTACTACGACGGTGCCACGGTGAACATGAATACGGAGACATTCGCCTACGCTGGCGTCACACCCGGCAAGGCGTACTGCATCTTCCCGAAGCAGAAGATGTTGGAGTTCGTGCATCACGATCTTCGCATCGATGCCGACCGCCCCGACATTTCACGGCTGATCGAGGCACAGGTCGTCGGCAGGACTCGCAGAGGCGTCTACGCTGCGATTCCTGAGTCTGTCGAGGAAGTCACTCTCCCGTAGTGGGCCGCAGAGGACATATGGGGTGCCCAGGTTTTCAACTTGGGCATCCCATCTCCTGAAAGGCAAGCATGAGCGATGAAATCAACAAGGGTCGTGGTCAAGTCTCCCCTGCCACTGTGAAAACCAAGGTTGCGATGGGCGTGAAAGTCCTTCGCGCCAGTGGCGAAGTCGAGGATTTGGGAGTTCAGCACCAGCAGACGGTTGAAATCGACTACGACATGGCTGTGCGCATGTTCGGCCAAGAGAAAGCTGACGAACTGTTTTCAGAAAGGGAGAGTGATGGCGACGACTGAAATGCCGGTCACAGTCGTCAAGTGCGATGGTTGTGGAAAAGACCTGAACCTTCTGATGCCGTACCTTGCTGTCCAGCTACGAGCGAAGCGTGAAGTCCTGATTTCAGAGGAAGTCCAGACGGACGATCCCAATGAAGTCCCGGACAACACGGTTTACCTGGGCACCAAGTCCGGTAGGGGAGTTCTCAGGGAATTTCACGACTTCGACTGCTTGGCGCAGTGGGT